TCTGCAAGCATAGCACGTTGTTGTCTGTTTGACAAGTTCTGTGCTTCAAATTGTGCAACTATTTGTGCATCTGCTTGTGCTATTGGTAGTGCAGATTCCATAGCTCCTTGGATAAGAGCCTGTGCTGCCATACTTGATGCACCCAAACCTCTATTAGCCATCTGTGTAGTGACGTTACGCATTGCTCCTGCTGCCCATGCAGGTGTGTTACCACCTTCAAAGGCTGCCATCAATCCTTCTAACTGTCCTTGTACTGTAGCTTTGTTAGTTGGTGTTGCCTCTGCAGCTTGTACTTGTTCCATAAAAGTTGCTGCTGTTTCAGCATTTGCTGCACTACTTACAATTTCACCTGCCTGTATATTACGTGTGACAGGGTTAACCATTGTAGTTGCTGTACCCTGTGCTTCAGTTAAAGCTTCTACACTTGTTCCTGTTGTTTGTTGTCCTGTAACTTCAGCCCTTGGATCTACTACACCTTGTGCAGGAGCCATTGCACCTGTTGCTGCTTGCACTCCTGATGCTGCAGTAGATGCAGTCATAGTACGTGGATCAACCACTGTTGGTGCTGCTGCTGTAGCCGTAGTTGCAGTTGATATAGGTGGGGCTATTGTTCCTGATACTTGACCAAGTGTAGTATCTACTGCTTGGTTCTGATTAAATGCTGTACCAACTGGTGATACTGTAGCACCATAAGGTAAGCCCGGAGTAAATGCTCTGTTAGCTATTGCTTCAGTTATCGTACCACCCTGATACCCAGTTGACTGAGGCACTGGCCCCTGTGTGTAGTCTACTGCAGGTTGAGGTGGAGTGGGTGGAACAGATGCCATTGTTTCATCAACGTATTGTTGATACTGGGAAAACAATTCTTCTTGTGGTGGATCTTGATACTCTAAGTATGGCAATGTAGCACGTTGTCTCTTCCAAGCCTCATAAGATATGGGTTTTCCGGGCATTGTCATTTCTAAAGGGTCAGGAGTAGATGAAGGCATAACTGCACCACCAGTCGCATATCCCTTTACATAGCCACCCATCATCATCTCTTTAGCTTTTTCAGAGTACACATCCATCATCTCTTGTTTGTCAGGATTATCACTTAGAAATTTATTAAACTCCTTCATGTCTCCTGAGTATCCCATAGTCTTAGCCATGCGGTTTAATGCGTCTGGTTTAAATCCCTGAAATTGTAACATTCTTTTATCCTTAATCCTTAGATGCTATACGCTCTACGTGAGTTCGTATTGCTTTTATGTTCTCATCTATTCGTGCTAAAGCTACAGCTTGGTTTTGTACGAGTAGCTCTAGCTTTTCTGTTCGTGTCTCTAGTCGTATAATATTACTGGCGTTAGCTTCAATGCTAGATTGCATCTGTGATACAGTCCACACGATTGCTGCTGCTTGCAGTACAAGTGCTACTATAAGTGTTACAGGCACAGACTTACTGAGATGCCAACTGTTGTTTTGTTCTTTACTCATGGTTTTTCATCCTCGTACCACACTAGGCCTTTAGAGCCTTTATATTCGTCATCCCATCTAGCCCAACACCAAGGATGTTTTACGCCTTCGTCATCTTGCCAAGGCTTACCTTCTCTTATTACTTTTGTACCGTTATATTTCCAAGGCATACTGTGTTTCCTTACCTAGCGTTAGCGTACTTAAAGGGTTGTTTAGCAAAGGCTAAGTATAAAAAAGTACCATCATTAACTGCGCTATTATTCCCTCTAGCTTTAAATCCATTACTCAATATATCTATCGCTCTAGCACCACTAGACGCATCTGATTCTGCGTTAACAGAATTTGAATTTAAATTTTGTGTAGTTAAATTAGAAGGATCTCTTGACGTATCAAAAATGTTCCAACTCTCTGTTGCACTAGTACTTTTAATTATAACCATCTCTGGACGAAATCCACAATGTGCAAAAGACCCATCAGAATTTGCATTTCCTGTATACGATCCAATTTTTTGCATGCCGTCTATGTTTCTAAAACAATACATAACGTAAGTATCACTGCTACCATTAACATCGCCTGATGTACCTAACGTAATTAAAGTAGATGTGGGAGCAACATAAGCACTTCCATTACCAATCCTATCGTGTCGGTTAGAATCAGTTTCTAAAGCCGCATTTGATTGGAAATATAAGTATCCATCTCCAGCATTAATAGAGTTATAAACATACCACTCTCTAGAACTATTCCTACGTTTAATAATAATTAAATCAGGTACGCCCCCAAGACCGTGACCCACTGTAGTTGAACTACCAGTACCAGTATAAGTTGATATTGAAAATCCACCGTGAGTTGCTACAGATGTAGATGTAGTATTTATTGCACCATCAGTGTTAGAACTACCAGAACCTCCAGCTTTCCAAGCCCAACCGACATAGTTGTGAGATGCCTCATTATCTATATTACTATTACCAGAAACATTATAACCATCAGTTACAAATGTTATATTAGCAAAATTGCCTTCCGCATTGCTATTAGGAGTTTGAAAATACGCATCATCTCCTCTAAGCCTGTCCATCCATGCACCACCACTACCGTCTGTTCTTTGTCTGGTCCAAATTAAATCAGGGTCAAAGTCTATATCAATATCTTGATTAGTTCCATTACCCGTAAAAATATCAGCGCTAAAATAATCTTGAGGAGAACCACCTTTGGCTGGGTCTATTGTTGCAACTGGGTCAGGTAGGTTAGCTGTGCATAGAGATAAAAAACCAGAAGGTACTGCATACTCAAAGTTTCCGTGACCATTTCCATCTGCGTTTCCTGATGATATGGAATGTGAGGGCGCACCAAAATTAAATTCAAAAGTTCGTGAACTATCTGTACCACAATTTAAAAAAGGTAAAAATATGCCGCCTCTTTGTGCTGCAATGCTAGTAATTAAAGCTCCTGTACCATTAGCTGGATCTCCAGAATTATAATAAGTTCCATTTAAGTGTGCAAATAATTTACCATTATCAATATCAAAAGCAATACCTAAAGTGTCACCATCAGAAAAACTTGTGTAACCACTGTTTGTACTAAGTGATTTTGCAGTTACACTATTATAAACGGTTAAACCATTACTTCCGTTACTGTACACCATATACAATGGAAAGGTTGTGCTTGTGTCAGCATCTCCTTGAGGACAATGACTTTCACAAAAACCAAATCTTCCATGAGTACCAGCCATTTTTACTTCATAGTACCACTTTCCTGAACTAGCTCCTATCGTTCCATTTGGTGATTGAGAAAATGTAGAAAATACAGCTTTTGTATTACCTTCAGAAAATACAATATCGTCTGATTTGTTTGCTGGATTTGGAAGACAAAAGTTATTTGTAGGGTTGTCAGGAACTTGGTCGTTAGCGGCTATATTTGTACTTGTAAAATGATTAGTGTTTCCAGAGGTATCTGCACCTATGGTTGACGCAGATGCAGTTCCTACTCCTGAATTTTTAAACTGTAATCTAAATCCATTTGTTCCGTAAGTAACGCTAGGATTTTTGGGAACCCATATATCATTTTTAAATTCACCAAAATATGAAGCGTCATAAGCTGTACCTTCTATAGCGTTTATGTCTGTAGCATAACCACTAAAATGCCTGTTGTTTGCGTCTTCTCCAATTCTTTGCTTTACATTATTATTAAAAAAAGCACTTGAAGTATTTTGAGAAAATGAACCTGACCAGTCAACTTGAACACCATTTATATACAGTTTTAATCTATTAGCTTCTGTTCCTTGTGTAGAATCAATTTTAGCAACAATATGATACCAAGCACTAGGGTCTCTGAAAACTGCCGTAGTTGTCAACGCTCCCTGACCACCCCAGTACACATATATATGGTGAGGTGTATTACTGGATTGAGCAAAAGCTATTCCACTAGCATCACTGTCATTCCAAATTAAAGGCATTTGGGATGACTCTACATCTTGGACATTATATTTAAACCAACAACTTAAAGTTGCTATTGTTGCCGCACTACCACCAGAAGCCGCATTAGTCTTTTCTAATAAAGTCTCACTAGCAGAATCTAGCCTCAATGAGTTACTTATCTCAAAAGGATAAAACCCACCAGAAGCGTACATAAATTGTGATGCACCAAAAGGACCACTCATTATGAGAACGCCAACTGTGGTGTGCCAAGTAGGATACGGTTGGCTGCAATAACTACATAAGGTATGAGGTCTGTAGCACTTGCTGCTGTACTTAGAGTAATACCTGCTCCACCTGCTGTTTCATAATCTGTTCCTAAAGACAATGTACGTGACCCTGTTCCATCTTGTATACACGCTATAAAGCCTGACTGTCCTACAGTCTCAGTAGTTGGGTTGGCAAGAGTTACGTTACCTGTAAAAGTTAACACAAAGTTTTGATGTTCAGCAAAGTTTAATGTAACACTACCTGTATTAGATGTATCTGTGTCTGTTTCTGCTACAACACTAGCACTAAAACTAGCTGTACCATTAGCAGCTATTGTTAATCTATCTGTTTCATTTGTACTAAATATTAAATTTGCTGGCACTGTTCCAGACTCTGTTCCATTCTGAACTGCCCGTATTTGTGCGCCTATGTCTGATACAGCAGAAGTATTTACACCTCTAAATTTAATTGATCCAAGTGCTTCCCCATCAGCAGTAGCCGTATAGTTACCACTTGTGGCTGGAGTTTTCATAAGAGTTATCTCAGGTTGATGAGAATCCGTTGCAGAACGAGACATTATGGAGATGCCAGAATCTCCAGATACCACAGTTTGACTTATACGACCACCGTGAGTTTGTTCCTGTAAGTCACCTATTAAAAAGTTACCATCTTTATCAATACTCATTCTTTCAGCAGCATTTACAAAAAAGCGCATTTCTTCAGAACCAGAAGTAGTGTTATAATCTATTTTGCCATCATCTGCATCACCACTGTGTCCAAAGTTAAGAGCAAGAACAGAAGAGCTTCCACCTAAAATACTTATTTCTGTATTGTCGTCATCCTCTACAATTAAAACAGAACCAGAAGTAGCCGTTGCCCCACTTGATGCTCTTTGTATAACTACCTCATCATTACCAGCATCAACAAATAACATATTAGCACTGTTATTAGATTCAACTCTGAAGTCTACATCATTACTACCGTTATTAAATACATACTCATCATTATCTATTTCTAGTGCAACAGCGTCAGAACCAGCCAGCCTATGAACTATTTGAAAAGTTCCATCTTCACTGCCATCAGAAGCATCTCGTAAAGACATTAATACTTTTCCATACGAAATATCTGCGTTGTTATCATCTCTGGCAGCATTAAATTTAATAACACCAATAAGATCATTATCTGCCGCACTATCACCATCACGAAGTAGTTTAAGGATTGGACCTTCATTAGCATCTGTGTCGGTGCTTTTAAGTGTAAGCGTATCTAGGTTATCTGCTGTAGTAATTGTTGCACCAGCAGAAGATGTGATAGCACCGTCAACTTGCAGAGTAGAAGCCATATCCACAGCACCATCTATATCTACAACGTCTAGGTTAGTTGTACCGTCTACATCTAAGTCGCCATTAAAGTCTACATTTCCAGCGACTGCTAAAGTTGTAGCCATATCTACAGCACCGTCTATATCAACTATATCTAAGTTAGCTGTACCATCTATATCTATATTACCTGAAATATCAAGAGAACCAGCTTGTAATGCTCCATCAGTAACAGTAAGATTTCCTGTTGAAGATCCTGTAGCTGTTGTTGTACCTACTACAAATGTATCTGCACTTTCATCCCACATAAAGATAGCGTTGTCGCCTGTTGAACCTCGTTCAATAACAATACCGCTGTCGTTAGCGTTAGATGTTGCACCGTTGTTAAGTTCAATAAGGTTATCTGACACTACCATATTAGTTGTATTAACTGTAGTGGTTGTACCGTTGACAGTAAAATCACCTGTAACTGTAAGGTTATCTGCTACTGTTACTTCTGAAGTGCTGTGCCCTAATGTAATTGCTGTACCAGATATACCTGTACCAATAGATACAGACTCACTGCTGTTAGCGGTATCAATTATAAGATAAGCATCTGACCCTTGTTTAACTGTAAGTGCTGTAGCTGAGTTATCTGACACAGCTACGTTAATATCTGTACCATCTGCACTTATTGAGTCAAGGGCAATGTCTCCAACATTTGTTATATTATTGTCACCAAAAGATGTAGCTCCTAGTGTAACAGACCCTGTTGTTGATAAAGCACTAGAGCCTATATCTATAGACCCAAAGCCAGACGTAATAGAGCCTGAGTTTAATGCACCAGTTGTAACAATATTACTACCACCAACATTGTGACTAGAGAAGTATGTAGACACAGTATCTACGTTAGTCATCCTCATTGTGCCAGCGTCATTGATAAGGATACCGTCACCTGAAGCTACGGCAGTTGTGCCTCTTGATGTACCACCATCAATTAAGTTAATCTCTGCTGCCGTTGCAGATACTGCTGTACTACCTAAAGTAAACTGTCCATCAGGTACAATAAGTCCTGCTGCACCGTTGAAGATCAAGTCATCTGCTGATGTATCCCAAGTCATGTTAGCTGATGCTGTATCACCGTAGAGTATAACATCGTAGCCTTGGTCGTTAGCACCAATAGTAAGTGTAGCATCTAGCTGTACTGCTCCGTCAATGTCTACTGCGTCAAGGTTGGTTGTTCCATCTACATCAAGGTCACCATTAAAATCTACGTTACCTGCAACTGTAAGTGTTGATGCCATATCTACTGCGCCATCAATGTCCACAACATCTAAGTTTGTAGTTCCATCTATATCTATGTCACCACTAATATCTAAAGATGCTCCAGTTAATACACCTGCAACTGCAAGAGTTCCAGATACATCTACGTTACCATTTATATCTATAGTAGTTGCAGCTATCTGTATTTCTGTGTCAGCTACAATGTCTAGCTGTCCATCTGTACTTGAATTAATGTACAATCCAGAATCACGCCACTGTATTTTATTTGTTGTATTAACTGTCCACGTAGAGTTAAGGTTTGCACCATCAAGGGCAATACCTGTAGAGGCATCAATGTCTACTATAGGGGATGTAATAGCCACTTCACCATCTGCAATAACATCTAGCTGTCCATCAGTAGATGAGTATAGGTATATGCCTGTATCACGAAGTTGTAGTTTTTCTGTAGAAGCTACGAGTATATCATCAGAGAACTCAAAGTAGTCTTCGTCTTCCATCCATTTAAGTACACCATCATTGCTCTCACCATCAAAGGTAATTGTAATATCTGTACCTGAAGTAGCTGCACCAAAGGTAAGTGTGTTACCTAATAACGATGTAATAGGTCCACCTTCTGCTGCTGTACCATCGTGAGTGTGTCCTGAACTTGATGCGAAAGCAGCTAAGAGTTGGTCAAACTCATCATTCGTATGTGCCGCAGTTATGGTATCTCCATCTGCGTAAGTTGATTGTCTTGTGTAGGTTGCACCCATTATCTTCTAGCCCCTAATTGAAACTCCATTTGAAATCCTTTTAACGAATATGGCCCAGTTGAATTAGACCCATCTTCTACTCTTAATGCTACAGCAAAGCCTGAACCCTCTACTGATTTTCTAACGATTGGTGATGAAGGACCACCATACGCAGATGTGCCATAGACTGAAGACCCATAAACACCACCTACATTTAAACTATCTAACGCATACGCTGCAGGTCGTGTGGAGTTTGCATCTTCATAATCATACCGTACAAACATGTCTGCGTCAATAGTTGATTCAGGTGCGTAGTTAATATTTACCCTTTGCATGTGTTTTCTTACGCCCGGATCTCCAAAGGTAAGATCAGGACTACGATATTTAGCTTGAATTAGTCTACCATTAAATGTATCACCTTGGTCTTGTCTATATACATACCCATCAAAACCACCATGTATAGGTATAACATCTCCTGCTTCTACAACACTGTCTGTACAATTAGGACGTATACCTTTCATTTGTGAAAACTCAAAGTTCTGTCCTTTTAAAACACATATTACTCCTAATGTAGCAGCTTGTGCGCCACCATCTTTAGAAAAGAATATTCTGTACTGTGTCTTGTCAGGTATAACTAATGATGTAAAGTTTTCTGATGCACTAATGTTTTCCCTAAATATAGACTGTACATTAGAACTAATTGTACCTAACTCAACGTCACCAATTCTTGCAGTACCAGCAATAGTACGTAATCCGTCTGGTCCTAAGAATATTAAGTCACCAGCAAATTCCTGTATTGTATCTCCGTTTACACAACCAATGTTACGAGTAACTGGCGTGATAGCAAAGTTAGAACTTGTAGTTCCCGACAGTTTAAATATTCTGTTTTCACAAAAGATAAATAAATCTTCACGGAAAACTTTTAGTCCTACGATTGTGTCGTCAACTTTAATACTACCTGCACCACTAGCTGTAGCAAAGTTGTCTTCATCAAACGGAACACTAAACACTAACTCTTGTGGTGTACTAGACATTCCTGAGTAGAACATATGGCTCTTAAATGCAGCTACGTGTTTAGCACCTGTAACTGCTGTAGTTACTTCTCCACCACCTGCAGATGATACATCTGTTGCAGATAGGGATGTATTAAATACAGTTGGTGCATTTACTTGATCTACAAAAATAAACTTATCGTTGCCATCAAAGTTAAATCTTTCAAACTTATACTTAGCAGCAGAGGTTCTGCCTGTATCTCGTACTGTCCAACTTTCTGATACAGTATCTGATGCTGAGTGAGCAGCAGCAGTTGTACTACTAGTAGCCCGTGTAACACCCGTAAGAGTTGTTGCTGTCTTCCCTGTATATGTAAATATTTCTGAGTTAATACCTACAGTACCACTAGAGCTAAATGAAGTTGTAGACTTTACATTAATAGTTCCAGATCCTGTCATGCCAGTAGATGAAGCAATCTTTTGACTGAGTGTTGTACTAGCTGAACTAAATATTTTCTCACCTCTAGCAGCAAGAATGTAGTTATTAAATAGTGCAGACATCAGTATAGGTTCAGTGCTTAATGTAGTTTCAGGAACTTGTTGAAAAACGTAAGGTTCAAAACCATTTATACGTCTGTAGCCACCCTCAACATCTGGCTCAAAGTTAGTTAACTCTAGTGCCTGTCCGGGTTCCATAATAAATGTAGACTTGTTTAAAACTAAACCGCCTTCACAGTTAAACGAAAACGGTTGTACTCCTGACTGATCAGCCATATTTAAATAGACCTAAATGTTGAAGTAGGACTTCCTATATGATTTCTAGTTATATAAGTAGACCGTAAATAATCAAATTTATTTATTAGAAGAGTTTGCATATTTTTTATGCCTTGCTCAAATCTAGTAAAGTTAATTGCATATTGCTGTGTTTCACCACGATACTGATATATAAATGCAGTTGCACCATCTACAATAACGGCTGCAAATCTATCAGGTATAGTAGTTGTATCTCCATGTGCATCCATATCAGTAGGAAATGTAAAGTAATCATACTTTATAGTGTAGGCTTTTTCTGGACAAGGATACAATATATAATTGTTATCTAGTGTTCTTACTACATGTGTTGGCGCACTACCATTGTCAAACTGTGCTACCTGTACACCGCTAGCATGTGTAGCCGCAGTAGTAGATTGTGTTCCACGTGTAACACCTGTTAAGTCATTTCCACTTACACCTGTATAAGATATAATCTCACTACCTATATAAGCACTACCTGCAGAATCAAAGTCTGTGGTAGATGTAAGTGTTAGTGTAGTTACAGAACTAGAATGTGATCCATTTAATGTTGTGGTTACAATTTCATCTTCGTGAGTAACATGATTTTCAATATACTCTTTGTAGTTCATACTATTTAATTTACCACCACTTGTACCTAAGTCAGAATCTTTGACGATACGAAAGGTATCATAGTCAGCAAGTTTAGCTGTTGTTGGTAAACTATATTTAAATGTACCTGCAACAAGTGTTTCTGAGTCTGTTGCATGATTAAATGGATAATTAAATTCTCTTTGGTTTATGTATCTAACAGATTCATTAATAGCTGTTTTAGCTTGAGTTTGAATACCTCTAGACGAAGAAAAGGTTGAACTTGTTAATTCAACTTCGTTTAATCGTGCAAGTACTTTATTAGTTAAGGTTAAATAGGATTCTGCCATAGATACAATCTTTCATAAAAATCTTGTTAGGGGGCCAAGTTAGACCCAGCCCCCAGTTAGTATATTTATGCTAATGTGTCTCTATCAACTTCATTAGCTGATGTACTTCCTTGTTCAGAAACGTCCATCAATAGAGCGTAAACTCTAAGTTTACCTGCTGAGAAGGTAGCACCGTCACCTGCAAAAGTCAGGTCTAGTGTGTCTGCTGAAGACAGAACAACTTCTGCTGAAGGTGTAACGCTTGGAGCATATGCCAAGTCTGATGCACCATCAATGTCAAATGCTGTAACATATTCGTCAACGTCTGCTGCACCCAATGTTATAGTTGCATTTGTACCTGTGTTCATTGTTGCAGATTCTACAACTTGAACACCTGCGTGAAGTATATGAGTATTCGCTGGTAGTGTAATACATTGTACTACATCTGCTGACGAACAATCAATAGCTTGTGCAGTCAAGTCAATTATTAATTCAACTTGATAAGGCATACGTCCTCTGTTGGAGTTACCTGTTGCAGGAAGTAAAAGTGATGTTATAGTAGCCATTTTTTAATCTCCCTCTAAGCTGCGTTATATACGGCATTAACAAGAGCTTCTGGACGAAGGATCTTTCTGCCATACAAATGCATACCACGAACAATGTCAGAGAAACTGTCAGGGTCACGATATGTCTCAGTCTTATTGATCTGCTCTGCAGTAGCAACAGCAGAATCGTGTCCAGCTACAATTACACCATAGTTAGTAAGTTGGTTTGCAGAACCTGAAGTTCCCGGACCTGTTCCTACTGATGGTAAATTGCTTGAACTATACACTCTGAAACCACCCAAGTTATTAATAACTAGGCCGTTTCGTATACTTCCTGATTCTCCAAAGTCTGCGTTATGTAAACGTGAGTCTTCGTCACGAAGCATTTCCATAAACACAGGATCTACAACTAGCCAACGACCATTGGTATCAACTTGCTGTTGATCAAGTAGTCTAGCCATACGAGATATCAGCATAATTGGTGATGCTGTAGCTGTTGGCAAGGCTGTTGCACCCGGCAAACGTGGAGCCAGAGGAATTGAGTGATTTCCTGCTGAACTAGTAGTAATGTTACCAAGATCACCTTTAGTTAGTTTCATGCTGGAAAGAAGTTCATCTGTACCTGCAGTTGAAACTGCCACAGAACCGTTTACAGTTGAGTTAACTGTGTCTGGTGATCCGTGAATGGATGATTGTTTGTAACCTGATAGGTAACCAAGTACGTCTTGGTCAAACTGGTCAGCCAATCTATAAGCTGCTCTATCAGAAGCAAGGCTCATAAAGTTTACGTGGCTATGTGCGTCTTCAATATCATCAATCTTAAAAGCATAGTAATTAGATTTATCTATTGTCAACGAGAAATCTTCATCGTCAAGATCTTGTGGTAGAATTGTTGTACCACGTGTGTAGGCCTTAACTGTGATTTCTGGTTCTTTTATTATTTTAACGGTATCGCCCATGTTAGCAATTTCACCAAAGTAATCGTTATTGGTGACTGCTTCTACAACAGATGACTTGCGGAAAGCAAGTTGCACCTGTTTGCTGTAGATTACTGGACTAAAATTACCGTTAGGCAGGTTTCCATAACCTGCTGCGGAACTAAATGCCATTTTATAATCTCCTATTTATAGCATATTTCACAGATGCAAATCAATCAAATGTACTCACGGGGCTGATTTACGTAGGGTGTATCTCTTACAAGGTTGCGCTACGATGTATTTGATAGGCCATGTTTATCAGGTAATCTTAAAGTCTTTTCTTGTTTTGCGATTTAGTTAGTGTAGTAGGTAACCAGTTAAACTGGGGCTACTAAAGAGTATGACTATAGTTATATCTATTTTTTTCTATTTGTCAATCTCTTTTAACGAGCATTTCCAGATACATCGTAATCAAAACGTCCTGAACGGATAGCTTCCATTATAGCATCTGAGTTTCGCTCATACTCTTGTGCCGTCATTTTAGACACTTGAGATTCCTTAAAGCCACCACTACTCCTGTCAGTTTCTGGAGTATTACGTGTCTGTTTGCTATTTACAGAACGTGCAGCTTCTTTATTAGTTGATGACTTTTTAGGTGTAATGTTCTTATCTATTTTGTAAAGGTCTATTGCCCTTGCTGCAGATCTAGCATCATTATCATTTTCATACAAAGCTTCTTGAACCCACTTAGGTTGTTCTGTTGCCCAGTTATGAAAGTCATCGCTGTCTCGTATTTCGCCAAAGTCAGGGTGGAGTTTCATTAACTCTACTTCTGCTTTTTCTTTGTTAGCAGTCTCACGCATTGCATCTATTTCTTTTACACGGTCTTCTAAATCTTTTGATTGTTCACGTGCTTTTTTAATTGCAATAGTTTCTACAATTGCTGCTACATCAGGATACTTAGCTGCCCATGCATCTATGTCATCATCTGACTTTGGTAGTTTAATTTCTTGTTTAGTGCTTTGATCAAGTTGTTTACGAAGATCATTAATCTGTTTTTCTAAAGATGTTTTTGTTTCTTGAGAATGTCTACGTAGGTCTCCATATCGTTTCTTAAATGTTTTTTCTTCTGCACTATCTGGTTCAGCTTCTTCGACTTCGTCTTCTACTTCACCTTTGTTTTCTTTTATAAGAGTCTCTAACTCTTCTTCTTCAGCTTTACGCTTTTCATCGTTTGAATATTTACGTGTTGCAAATGCAACTTTAACTTCTGCTTTTGGCTCTTCAGCCATTACTGTTTCGTTCATGTTATTTCCTAACTGGGGCCACCGTAGCCTATGTTGGTAGGGGGATGAGTAGCCAGCAAATAAGCTAGTTTATCGTGTAGCTAAACCACGTTTTGGTGCAGCCGTTGGTGCAGGTTGTCTACCTAGCATAAACACTAAGTCTTCTAACTCATCACCTAAAACTTTACCTAACACCCGTCCTTCAGGTGTACCTCTAAGACCCTGTAACGTAGCACGTTCAGACTCTTCTAGTTCTTTAAATCTTGTAAGTACTGTTTGTTTATACTCTTGAAGTGTTGGTTCCATGTTATTCTCCAAATGCCATTTTAATTTTACCTACTCCATAACAGAGTGGCTCAAATATAGAACGATATATACGACCTAAAGTGTTTCGTTTAGTACCCTTTAACTCTGCACGTAAATCTGCAGTACGTCTTCGTGTACCATGCTCTAATATTTTACGGATAAGTTTGTTGTTCTTAGTGTAAGCTAAGTGTACTAACGGAAGGAACAATGTATGATAACCTACTTCGTGTGCTTTTGTCAAGTGTTTGTTTGAATAGTTTAACCAAATTGCTTGACGATAAGAACCAAATCCATAAGAAGCATTCATAGCTGTACAAATAATTTTTGCTTCATCTGCTTCACCATCATTGTCTCTATCTGCACCATCACCTCTTTTAGCTCCCTCTGCAGGTGTATATGCTTTGCCGTCTAGTGTTTCTCGTTTACCAAATGTACTCTTAGTATATTGCACACCCTTTGAATCTTGGAATATAGTTTTTCTATCAGGGGTCTTTTTTGCTTTACCATCTGCGTCTACAACAACACCTGCAGAACCCGGACCAGCTATCATACCTACGCCATAACCTTCAGCGTCTGTACCAATATAACCTGTCTCTTCTTGTTCTCTATTATATACAGCCATTGCAGAATTTTTTGGAACAACTTTACCACTACGTAATAATGTATCTCTACCCCGTGTATCAAACTCTTTACTATTTACCCTATCTTTATAGGCTTTTTCTTTAGCTGCAACTTCTGTTCTATCAAATAAATATTCATCTGAACCTTTTTCACCTTTAATTACTTCATCACCAAACATATTAAAAGTTTTTGCTGGGGTTTTTGGTTTTTTTGTATCATCTACGGGTTGAGTCGTTGTTGTTTTTAAATCATCTGTACCAAACATTAAATCTAGCTCAGGAACATCTTGTAAATCATCTGTACCAAACATGGTATTATCTGGCAAAGTTAACTGAGAGTCTGATACCTTTGTGGTTGTTTTAGGAAAAGGCCTAACTGAATCAGGTATTTGACTTGGTCCTCTTGGATCTGGTATACTTCTTTTTAACTCAGAAAATTCTTCCTGCCCAACAGATGGAACACGAGAAATATTTGGAGTAATTGAAGGCATGTCAAGTCCAGACTCTCTAAGAGCAGCTTGATTTTCAAGTTCATTCCTAGCGCGTAACTCATTAGAAGCTGCTTCATTACCGTCTAAGGATGCTTGCTCTAAATCAAATTGACTCATACTTGCTAAATTCAAATTTGCTGGAACAGGAACATTTGCTGGAACAGCAGGTTCTCTTTCAAAACTTGCGTCATAAAGAGGTAGTTGCCCTACTGGTAAACTTGGGTTTACACCTTCACCAAATGCATTAAAAGTTTGTGTACCATAATTAGATGTAGTTGGACCTGTGGCCTCTATGGTTGCAGGTGTAGAAATATCTGTTACATTGTCTGGTGTACCCATATTAGATCCACCAATACCTGCACCTCGTAATGGTTTAAATGGATCACCACCTCTAAAGTCTTGGAGTCTACCACTTGTACCACCCACCTTAGGTAACATTTGTGTACCTACAGGTTGTGTAGAAATAACATTTGCAGGAACAGCAGGTTCTCTTGGAAAACTTGCGTCATACGGAACACTTTGTTCAAACGGTCT